TATTTTCAGATAGGCTCTATTTAATCCTCTAACGGTACATTATTAACAATCATTTTTCTATTAGGATAGTTTTCTTTTATTTTATCTAGCTCTCTCTGTTGATCTTCTTCATCGCCCTCATTCCATTCACCAATATTAACAATTACTGGAGTATCACCAGTGAACTCTTTTTTCTCGGTAAATAGTTTATGATACTTGCCAAGCATATCTCTAGCACGTAAACGGTCACTCGGCTTAATAGGTACTTCTACCATTTCTACATGCTCATTATAAACTAGGTTCATTCTGTCAGTATCGGGATTGCGTTGAAATTCACCACGTTTAACGACAACCTCTCTCACTTCACTCTCATCACCTACTGCTGCATTACTTAAGATATGAAGTAATTCGTTAGCAGATAGCACGCCTTCGTCAATGATTCTCTTACGTTGCTCGTCAATATACTTAGCTACTTTCTTATTCTTTAGCAGCCTACTTCCCTGTTCACTTGCAGTATGAGGACTATAACCAGCTTTAATAGCACTTTGTGTAATGTTCAGTGTCTTTAGGTACTCTGACACAAATTTTTCTTGTCTAGGATTTAATTTACTCATTTTTTACCTCCTTTCCAATAATTATTAAGAGAAAAGGTAATTTACTTATCTTTGATAATTCGATTTGCTTTAGCTAACTCTGAAAATCTTTTGCTATTTTTCGATTGTTGGGTTAGCTCATCTTTACGTAGGTCTCTAAGATTTTGTGAAAACTGTTCTTCTACAACATCCAATAAATCACTGCATTCTTCTCCAGAAAGTGTTGTTTCAGTCAAAATGTAATTCTTAACTTTATCTAAATTGTATTTTCTAGCCATTATTTAGCACCTCTATTTTTCAATTTATTTCTTGTATCAACGAATGGTAATTCATCTGCCCCAATATAGTTACTGTATTGATTCGGATTAAAATGATTTCTTATTTCATTTCTTACGACTTCATCTTCTTCAAAGTTTTCTAGGTCATAAAGTCTTACATATCTATAAAACTCAGCTCCATATTTATCATTTAACATTTCGATTTCATCTATTACTTTATTATATTCATCTATGATTGGTTTAAATTTCGACAGTATGCGTTCTTTATCATTCTGATATAAATTGGGAAGCTCTCCCTGATGTTTGATAATATCTACAGCTTTTTTACGTCTGGCTTCATCAAAGACCTCTTTTTTAGTTGCTAAACGTTTTTCTAATGCTTTTAATTTTTTCTCGTTACTATCAAATGTAGAATAAAGTTTATCAGCTTCATCATCTTTTGAGTTTGCAATTAGTTCTTTATATTTAACTTTATCTTCTTTAATTCGTTGCGTGAGTTCTTGACGTTCTTTTTCAAGTTTATTGATATTCTCTCTTTGACCTGTCACATATTCATTGTATTCATCAAAGTATTTAGCTGTTTTCAATGATATACCTCGTTTCAGTTATATTTTTTAAAATTATTACTCTTGTGCAATCTCAGCAGCACCACGTACTAGATAACCTTAAATATCCATTTTCTTTAATGCCTCATATCGCTTCATACTACCCTCAATATGACGCTTGATACTTCTTAAAGCTAATTCTTTTTGTTCATCAGATTTAACCATAAAATAGCCTTTTGAGTCCTTTTTATAGCTATATCCTATAGCATAACCATAATCAACAACTAGGCTATGGATTGTGTTTCTTAACCATCTATCGTTGTTTTTATTAAATTCTATGTTTAGTTGGTTAAAAATACTTTGTTTCGTAATAATCTCTTGCTTAGTATTGCGTAACACATTTAATACCTTAATGTGATCGCTCGTTAATTCTTTTTCAATTGTAATTGTCATAAATTATTCCTCTTTTCATCTTTAATGAGGAGGCACTATATAGACAATAACTAAAACCACAAATATTCAATCCTTATTTTTGTCCGATATATAGAAGTCATTTACTTCCTAACACTATTATACTAAATTTACACCTAAATAACAAACGTATGTTCCGATATTTATAGAATTTAAATAACTCCTTAACAATCTATAAAGTGTTGTTATATACGTATTTCCATAGATTTTCACACTGTTCCACAGACATTCATCAATGGAACAAATGTTCGTTTTATGCCTGGATTATTTCTTGAATAACTAACAAATCTTAACAATTACGATTTACATATAAAAAAGCCATGCACCTACTAAGTGCATGACCTATAAATTTATACATATTCTTTTAGATTTTTAATTTGTTTAATATTCATTTTATAAATTGGTTTAGATTTACCATTTACATTATAAGTACGTTCAATCAGATTTTTAGGTAATTGAGCAATTTCATATGCTCGACTTATCGGCATATCTGCATTAGGCATATCATCTGGCGTTCTCTTAATTCTTTCTAACACCCACTTATACTTATCATAGTTTTTTAAGTTGATACCATTCAACACACAATATAATTTCCATGCTGCAAACTCAAAATATTTTTCTACCTGTTCTAATTCTAAGCAAATATTAATATATTTAGCTTTTCTGTTATCCCATTTGTAAGGAATAGTTGGAATAATATTTTTATCATAGTAAGTAATAGTAGCAACTTCTACACGCTCACATGTTACATATGATTTATTTAAATCTAATGCGACGACCAATGGCAATATGTTACCTACTACATTATCATGATGATCTATCAATACATATTCATTACTATTTAGCGTATAATCTTCTTCATTTAGTTTTAAAAATTCTATCAACACATCATCAGTTAGATTTAAGTTTTTAATATCCTTACCAACTATTGTCATTGTTTCACACCCTTATAATAAGAGTGTTTCAACTCATTTAATCGTTCAATTAATACTTTACTATCATCTTCATTCGCCTTCTCATTCTGAATAAACTCAGTAATGATTTTCAAGCCCTCTACTAATTCTGGTGCTGGTTCATTAATTCCAGTAGCTAACTGATACAATGCCTCCATATTACCTATAACATCAGCATTACTAGATTGAACGCCTTCAAGTTCGTCTATATTGAAATCTCTACTCATGTAGTCGAACATGTAACTATTATTACTTTCTGCGAACGTCTCAAGTCCATACATGAAATACTCATTATCAAACATGAAACTAGCCATCATATCGCTTATAGTGTCATGTGTACCATCATGTAAATCATATCCAGTATAATGCCCCTCAATGCTCTCAATGAGTTTCTCAGTATGCTTTTCTGACGCAATCTCAAAAGTTTTTCTCACTTCACAATCTTTTATTAATACATGAGCATACATTTTACCTTTACTTACTAGATACACAATATTAAACGGATCGTTATATATCTTAAATGCAAAAGGTAATTTATAACTACTTTCACATAAGCCCGTAAAATATCTTAATAATGTTGCTGCTCTAGTTTCAAATTCATTTGCGATAATCTCTACATTCATTTTATTCATCTCCTTCATTTTTTGTTTTACTGAATTGTTCAAATTTACCTGTCTTGGGATTAAATTTTTTAATATAACGAGCAGGAGCCTTATCAATACATCCCATATCATCACTGTCATAGAAATTAATATGGTGTGCTTTTGTTAAAGCCATACATACGATTGGCGAATACCATATTTCTTCATCATCTATATATTCAACAAATAAATTCTCTGGTGCTGGTATAAGTTGAATCGGAGCATCATAGTCCAGTCGGCTATATATTTCATCTTTTTTATTCACTTTAAACGCACTCCATTTCTTTCTTACAAATATTAAATGCAACGGGCAACCAATGATCTGTTTTAATATATTTAGACTTCACTATCGGTAAGTCCAACCCTTTACCATCAACTAGATAAATAATTGGTGGACAAATATCCATCTCAATTAATCCATCTCGTTTAAGTTCGGCAATTATATTAAACGCTTCTTGGTTCCATCCAATCCAAAACACTATATTTGGATGTTGGCCACTTGTATATGCTCCATCACCTTTATAATTAAAGTTATTTTCTTCAAATACATTTTCTATTTCTACAAAAGTAGTTCCATCGTGTGATTCTATATATTCTAAAATTTCTGATTTTAATTGATTTTTATTCATTTTTTCCTCCTAAAATTGTATAGGTGTCTCACTGTCTTATTTGCATTGTTTTTTTAGGACACACAAAGACACCCTTCAATTCTTACTCCCTCAAGAGTTTCGATTAATCTGTCTTACTGTCTCCCTACTTACTACCTATATATATCTATATTTCGTACTTTGTGTATATATATTCTGTAAAACTTTTAACTAAAAACTATCAAGACACCAAGACACTTATAGCATGGCATTACTGCCACAAGGGATTAAAGGTGTCTTAAACCTGTCTTATAAGTGTCTTACTGTCCTAAAATTTATGACGATTCGACTTTAAGTTCCTTATAGTAAGAAGATAAATCTATGCTAAAACCATACTGCTTGCCTATGCCTTCACCATATCGCGTTTGCTTTTTCACTGTGCTACAATATCGTGTATTTCTTAACGCTTTATCAATCTTTCTTAAATGATGTTGTTGTGGTTGGTCATCTCGTTTCATCATCACTTTCCAAATTTCCATACTACATACTTTGTCACGCCATACATAAGCACCTGGTTTTGTATTTGGTAATTCAATTAATTTACCGTCACCATATAATTTAATATAATCTTGGTCTATAACATCGTGAGCAGATATTCTTTTTTCTTCTAATGTTCTATACCAATAGTCAGATGGAATAGGACGCTCAAGAAATTCTTCAATTTCACCGACTAAAGCATCTTTTTCAGAATGTTCTTCTTGGACTTTCAATGCTGTTTCACTAGCTTCTTTATCTAACAACAATGCTTTATCCGTTGGATCATCATCAAAATAAACTTTAGCTTCAGCAAACATTTGTTGAACAATGTCTTGTGTTAAATCGTCAAACGGACTTTTAGTTGCTTTATTTTTATCTGTCGTAATAGGAAAGAAACGACGGTTACCTGTTTGGTCTTTTAGAAATTCATAATTATTTGTCGTACCTATAAACACACATTGGCGTGGATGTCGCTCAATACGTTTACCGTATGAAGCTCTATATATATCTACAATCGCACTAATGAAACTTTTAATATCTTCAATAGTAGACTTTTGAAATGCTGCGAGCTCTTCTATCTCACACAACCAGGAACCTTGTATTTTTTTATAGGACTCATCCCCTTTAAACGTTTTTAAACTTTGGTTATACCAATGACCACCTAATTTACTTACTGTCGTAGACTTTCCATCACCTTGCCCGCCATATAAAATAATCATGGAATCGTATTTGATACCAGGATGATAAATTCTAGCAACCGCACCCATCATCCATTTTTTAGTCACTTCACGATTGTAGTGATTATCTTCGGCACCTAAATAATCAATAAATAGTGTTTCAATTCGCTTATTGCCATCCCATGTTTTAGATTCAATCATGGACTTAATAGGATGAAATTTATTATGATAAGCTTCTTTTTCAATGACACTATCCATAATGTCACGACTAAATTGCACATTATAATATCTATCTATATGAGAAATGACATGAGTTGTATCAATATCAGCCCAATAATAATTATTATCATCGTTGGTACGCCAATATGGTAGACGTTTTAGTTTAGTAATTTTTTCAAAGGAATCGTATTGTACTAACCCTTTTAAGCTTTCATCATTTTCCATTATTAATTCTGCGTTTGCAGTGGTCTTTTTAAGGGCTTGTGTTGTGGCTGATCGTCTTAATTTACTACGCCAATCATCACTATTGGCCAAATAATTATTTTCATCAATCAACTCAAATACTTCTTCTTTGGTTACATCTTCCAAATAAAAACCTCCTCACTTATTCTTGTTATCTTTCTTCAAAATGCTTTTGAATGTACGATTAACTTCCTTTTGTTCAATAGGTGGTCTGCAGGTCATCGCCCATGCGCTTACCAATCCGTAAACAAGGTTAGCGTCCACATAACGACGCAATAGGTATCCTGTTAAAGAAGCTAATGTTTGGTTGCGTTCACCTTCACCTACACCAAATGCAATTTCGCGCCAATATGAACTATCGCGTTTATGAAAATGATTTGAATAATCGACAGTTATTGGCTCATTTTTAACAACCATCTTGTTTAACTCTTCTTTTTTTATTACTGGTGCGTCATTATATTTAAAAATGTAAATTGATTCCTTTGATTTTTTTACTGGTAAGGCCATAGCTTGTGATGGTACAAAACTAGCTTCATCTACTGGGTAACCAATATAACGTGCTAATCCATTTGAATACTTCCGATAGTCTGATGCACTCACTGGCTCATTTAAAGGTACTATAAGACGAATACGAGGCTTTTCAACAGTATATGAATACGTTGTGTGAAATACCCAAGATACATGTTCCAATTTAGTTTTCAGCACTTCATAAAGGCCTCTAAAATCTTTGATTTCGTCATAGTCCAATGTAATAGCAGTTCGATTGATTAAAGTTTGATCACTACGATATTTACTAATAGTTTGATTATCTTTTTCAACATCTTCAAAATCACCATATACACATAAACCACGTATATATTTATCTGAGTTGATTCTTGGTGTTTGTAGTTTATCTAACCACTTAGACCATTCACATAAGCCAGAACCATTACATGAATTTGAATACAAATTTTTATATTGAACAATTTGAATTTTAAAATCGTTATTTAATTTCACTTTTTGAAAATCCAATTTTATACCTCCATGTATTAAAACAAGAGCAAAGATGTTATAATACAAATGGAGTATTTTCTTATTGCTCTTGTGTTTTATAAATTTTGTAAATTACGCGTTATCTGATTTAGTCGCCAAACTATTCACATCAGATGACGCTCTTTTTAATTCTTCCATTGCATTGTTGTAATGATGTTCCACTTGTTCAATCATTGAACTCACATCAGTAAAGATTGAATTGATAACTGCAAGACAAACAAAATGATTTTGAATGCTTTCATTTGCAGTATATGTTGCTACTTGATCGTTAGACGCAACTAGCATTTTCTTATATTTCTCAGCACGTTCCATTTCATCTGCTACTAAGTTTCTGAGTGCGCTGAGTTTAGAAGTTAAATCTGCACTTACTACTTCATCTTTGATTTCGTGAATTTGATATTTTAATTTTTTCATTTACTACTCCTCCAATCTTTCAACAAAAACTAGCATTTCTTCAACAGCTAATTTTAATTCTTCAATATCGTCTTTAGTTAAGAACTTACTAATATTAGAATCTTCGTAAATGATAGGGAAATCTGTAAAAGTTTCAGTAGCTTGAACAAGATTTTTGTATTCTTGATAATCATTAGTGATTTCTAAAATCTCATTATTATTTAAATAAGGGTACATTTTTTTAATAATTGAAATATCTTTGTTACGACGTTTTTGTAATAGTTTCGTCATTTTTTTAATATGCTTTTTGTCTTTAAAAATTAAATCGCCACTTACTTTACTTTCAATATTTTTGTAATCATTTTTAGTTAAATTTTTCATCTTATTCATTCTCCTCATTGATATTAAAATTTTTCTCTAACTCTTGGACTGCCC